ATACCTCGTCCGCCTCCGGCACCGGCATGGGCAGCCAGTCCTTGGGCCTCCGCTCTGCATACACCTGCTTCGGGTCCAATGGCTCCGCTACTGTCCCGCCACCGCTGCCACCCATCTCAATGGCCTCAATAGCCGCCGCCATCTGTCCCGGTTTGTAGGTATCTGTCCCGCCGGTCTTTTTTCGGATCGCGTTGGCAATGGCCTGCAAGCTGCTATTTTCTACAAATACATCGGCCATCAGTAGCTCACCTCGTTTCCGTCTGTTACGCTCACCCATTGGACGTCATAGTCTGCGGCGGTTGCCTTTTGTAAAAACTGCCCTGCCGTACCGCCCGCCGGTAGTCTGCCTGTATCCACATACTGCTTCGTCGTCAGGTCGTTGTCATTCTCTACTGCAGCTGGACTTTCCGTCGTGCCAGCACTGACCTTTCCTGCATACCATGCGTTGCCGTTCCAATCTAAAGTGTGGGCATCGGACCTTGACTGTAGTGTTCCATTCCCAACGATATGTGCATAAGTCCCGGACTTGTCAGATACATTAAACATTCCCTGCACATGTTGACATAATCCGTAGGCAGTAGTGCCTTGTCCCTCTGCGTGGGAAGCTCCGCCGCTTGCTTCACTCCATTCACCCTCTGCATGGGAACTGTTCCCGCTGGCTGTCGTTTGATAGCCTTCTGCATGGGAATAATCGCCGCTTGCAGTTGTTCTTTGTCCTTCGGCATGAGATTGATCTCCATTTGCCATAGTATCAAAGCCTTCAGCATGGGATTCACTTCCGTCAGCCATTGTGCCTAACCCCTCGGCATGGGAATTTCCACCACTTGCTGTTGTGCTTTGACCCTCTGCGTGAGAGTATTCTCCACTGGCTACATTCCCTGCCACCGCTTCTATGTTGTTTTCATAAAACTCTCTCTGCCGATAATCGTTAAAAATCTCTGCACCCTCGCCCGCTGTAACTATTGTACCGAGCGTGGGTTCTACGCTCTGTCCCGCTATCGACTGGCCGACGCGGGAAACTTCCAGCTCCGCAATAGACGCCTCCAAACTCTGGTCTTTCTCTGTTAATGCATCTATCTCTACTTTCGTGGCCAATGTTCCCGCCAAGTTATCCACATATTGTTTCGTTGTCAAATCGTTGGTATTTTCAACCAATGCCGGCGCCTCTGCCGTACCGGCGCTAACCTTCCCGGCATACCATGCGTTACCGTCCCAGTCCAGCGTGTGAGCGTTAGATCGCTCTGTGTCACTATTACCGTTTCCGACAATGTGGGCATAGTTTCCACGCACATGTCCAGACAAACTTGCGTCCTGCGGTTCATAGCCATCTGCAATATTGTATTCGCCTTGTACATGCTGCGCCCGCCAAAAAGCCTGTGTGCCAACCCCTTCAGCGTGGGAGAAATCTCCACCTGCCCGCAAGTAAATGTCTGGCTGTATTTCGCCCATACAACCGCCTTCTGCGTGAGCAGCAAACCCGTCAGCTATTACACAACACCCTTCTGCATGGGAGTAATTTCCATTCGCTGTAGTAAAATACCCTTCTGCATGTCCAGCATCTCCACTTGCCCATGTCTGCTGTCCCTCTGCATGGGAGTAGTTCCCACTTGCTATTGTATTCAGCCCTTCTGCATGGGCAGCATATGAATTGACACTTGTATGGCTTCCTTCTGCATGAGAGGCCTCACCCCAGGCACTCGTTCCAACGCCTTCTGCATGAGCGCCATCACATGAATAAGAATAGGACCCAGCTACTGTTTCTTTCCCCTCTGCATGAGAACCGTCTGACAATGCGCGTGTTTCAATTCCTTCTGCATGGCCGCCCTCTTTTCGAGCTGCGGTGCCACTTCCTTCTGTATGGGAATAATTCCCGATGGCCGTCGTCCTAGACCCTTCTGCATGGGAGTGTACTCCACTTGCAACATTTCCACTATGCGCTGCGCCCGTGTTAAGATACGTCCGTTCCGTATAGTCGTTAAAAATTTCTGCGCCTTCTCCAGCAGTAATCATCGTACCGGATGTAGGCTCTACGCTCTTTCCCGCCATGGACCGACCAACGCCAATAGTTTTTGTCTCTTCTAAAACTGCCTCTGCCCCAGCTTGGGCCTTTTGCGCAGCAGACTTCGCTATTTCTGCCCCTACCTGTGCCGCCTGGGCTAGTTCCGCGCTTTCCGCCGCCTCCTGGGCCGACTGCTGCGCCTGTTGTGCTGCCGCTTCCGATGCTGCCTGGGCTTTCTCGGCTTCTGACTGGGCATACTCCGCTTTGCTTCTGGCCGTCTGGGCGCCAACTTGTGCTAACTCTGCCCCTGTCTTGGCACTTTCCGCCGCTGCTTGAGCCGCCTCTGCCTCCCGCGCGCTTCTGGCCGCCGCAGCTTTGCTCACCTGGGTCTCCATAGCATTGACAAATGCCATATTTCTGTCTTCCGCAGCTCCCTTTGCACTGTCTGCCGCCGCCCTTTCACTCTCCGCCGCCGCCTGCTGGCTCTCCTGCGCCGCTTGGGCGCTTTGGGCCGCCTGCTGGATCGTACCCTTAATGGTGTCGATCTGCACCTGCAGCTGCTCGGCCTGGGTAGGCGTCGGGTCAGTCGGCTCCCCCGCCTCCAGGCAAATGGGCGCCGCATCGACCCATAGGGTCGTCTCCAAGGACCGCTGGCGTCTGCCCTCCTGGTAGCCATCAACAATAAAGGTGAGTTCTCCTGCCTGCTCCAGCGGCTCGCCGGGAATGGGAAGGCAGTAGATGCGGGTACTCTCGGCGGCATTTTCTAACAGGTCGGCCGTCAATACACGCTTCACTGGGTCTTCCATCAGCGCATTCCAAAATGTCACCGTTTTGGCGTAGCTGTCCCAACTGGGGTCAAACTCGATGCGCAAAGTCTTGGCATTGGCCTCGTGCTGCACGCCTGCGTGCTTGTTGTCCTTTGTCAAATAGCTGCCGTTTATCTTAATTTCGATTGTTCCTGCCATCGTCATACCTCGCTGTCAAAAAGGAGGCAGCGGCAAAAGGCCGCATGCCCCCAGGTCGGTGTCTTCTTCCCCTCCAACGCTTCTCCGCCTTCGGGCCTGTCCTCCTTGAAACTGCCAGTTCGCAGAGGGCTATAAAATTAAAGGTCTGCAATATGCGTCGCCTTCATAGATTTCTCGATCAGTTTTGTTGTCTCATAGTCCTGCATCTCGCTCTGGTCTAAAAGCTCGGCAAACTTTCTTTTGATTTTGACGCGCTCGCCGCGCTTTATGTAGCAGTTTTCATCACCCACCGCCACATACACGTCGTCGGCATACTTGCCGCTGCCCTTAAAGAGCTTCACCTCAACGTATTCGTTCCAGTAGTCTTCACGCTGCTTGCGCAGCTCTTTTTCCTCCTGGCTCATCTCCCCTTTGGCAGCTGCCTGGGCCTGCTCCACAATGAGTTTGGCCTGCTCCTGGGCCTTTTGGAGCATCCCCTCGATCTGTTTCTGCACAGCTTCAAGGTCCATAGGTTCCATTTTGGTCTCCTTTTTCTCAGCCATATCGTCACTCTCCCTCTCACTTTTTTCCGCTTCCGCCTACGGCGAAAGCTCCGACCGTTCGCGGGTCGTTCCATCTCCGGCCTAAGAACCGCCGCGTTGCGGCGGTTGGCCTCCGAATCGCCCGCCTGCGGACGGGTGTCCTCTCCCCACAAGGCTGTCGCCTTGCGGGGGCCCCATTTCGTGCTGCAGTTCGGTGTCTCCCCGTCAAGGGTCAAGCCCTTGCGGGGGCCCCATTACGGGGCCCCTTTTGTTGCGGAAGCCCGTTAGTTATTCGCTGTCGGATTGCTGGTGGAAGTGGACTCGATGCGGACCATAAACTGCTCCACCAGCCGCTCGGCCACCTTGGTACCCTTCCAGCCCACGGTTGCTCGCTGATTCAAGGCGTCGGAAGTGCCGGCGGAGCCCAGCTGCTTGACAATGTGCTCCAGGCCGCCGCCCTCGATCTCTGTGACGCCGTAGGCGTTGTCGCCTAAAACAAGGGTAGCGTAGACCGCCCGCTGGGAAGCAGTAGCCGTGCCGGAGGACTTGTCCTTGGCCGCCTTGGCCCAAACCTTGGCCTCTGTGGTCTCCACAAAGCGCACGCCGGCGATCTTGCCGATCTCGCCCTCGTACCAGTCGGCAGGATCACAGTAGGTCCGCACGTCTTTCCATTCCGGGTCGTTCATCAGGTCATAGGAAACGTCCGGGTGGATGATGGCCACAAAGCTGTCACCAATCTTCTCTGCGTTCTGATTCTTCAGCATCCGGACCGCCTTTTTGATGTCGTCTACACTCAAATAGCAGTTGTCTGCCGCCGTGGCGCTACCGCCCACTAAGTCCTCTCTTGCCGACACGCCGCCGGAGTAGAGCACATTGGTGCCACCGCACAGCACTTCTCTTGTAATGGTGTCCAGGGACTGGCCGGCCTGATTGCCCAGGAGCTTGGTGGCCTGGACCATGGTGTTGTCGATGGCCGTCATCTGGAGCATATCCGAAATCGTCACATAGCCGCCGTACTGGGCCACCGTCGCCTCTACTGTAGTAACAGTCAGGCTCTGTCCGTCGGGAGTCACGCCTTCTGTCAGGGCTGTGGTCAGCTTCGGCAAGGGGCTAAATTTGCGGAACTCAATGGTCTTGCCGCCGTTTTTCGGAATGGGATGCTTCTGGCCAAACTGGTCGTGGACCAGCTTGGGAGCAGCGTTGTCGATGAGATAGTCGCTGTAGTAGGTCTTCATCTCCGAAGACAGGCTGGACGCGCCAGTCGTCTGGGTGTTGGGTGCGGTTGTCGTTGCGTCAGCAAAAAGCTGAAGATCGTATGTATCGTTGTGCATCGTCTTTTCCCCTTTCTAAATTGGTAAAAATTAAAATCGAATTTTTTCTCCCCGTCTTGCCCGCCTTGCGATCTCCGCCCGGTCTGCACGGGTCAGATGGGAAACGTCGCTTTTAATCACAGCGGCGCTTTGGAAGGATGTCCCATTTTCACTGGGACGGGCCGCCTTGGCCTTGATCCTGGCCTCTACCTGCTGGCCGGCCGTCTGGGCAGCCGACCGGGCCGCTTGCTCCTTGATCTCGTCCATGTGCATCAGCTCATATGCCTTCTGCACTGGGATGCCTGCCCGCAGCAGCCCTAAGAAGTCCCGGTCAGCGGACTCGCGTCTGAAGTCGAAGGACGGATATAGCGCTTTCACATCCTCCGCCTGGCGATACCACTGCTCCAGCTGCTGATTCATCCGCTGCTGGCCTTCTTCCCGCTGACGGATACGCCGCAGCTCCTCGTTCTCCCGCTGGAGCTTCTGCATGGCCTTGTACTGCTCCACCGTCATGCCCGCCTCTTCGGCTGCACTTTCCCAGTATTGGCTGTCATCCTCGATGGCCGCCTGGAGCTTGCCC